CGTGTTCCTACCATAGACGAAACAAATAAAATAATTGTAAAAGACAAAAAAGACGAAGCTAAGTTAGACAAAGCACTTGCAATGGTGACACCAAAAAACAAAAGATTTATGGATGTAAGGAGATTTGTTGAAATAGATCCGTCAAAGTTTACTGATATCTAAATTGCTACTAGCTGGTAAATCCCAAACTGCTTTCCTTTCCTGACCTTTCCGCTGTGCAAACCTCTTTGCATCACAATTTCCGCATACATGAAACACATTGTTGTTGATCCTATTAGGATCCATCTTTCCTCTCGGCCTTGTAAAAATTTCATTACAGCAATCACAGCGTAAAACAAGCTCTATACTATTCCTGTAGTAACTATGCTCTAATCCAGCTTTGGATTTCCTTACATATTTGTTTTTCTTAATACGCTCATTTACAAACATATAAGTATTTACTACATTAAGATTATAAAATTAACACATAAATATATTCATAAGAGGTAAAAATGTCATTTGTAATTATCACAGATAAAGCAAAAGAAAAAATTAATCAATTATGCGAAGAAAATAATGTTTTTGCAATCACCCTAAATTTAAAAGGTGGCGGGTGTGCAGGGTATCAATATGATTGGGGAGTAACTGATTCTCCAACACGGCATGACGAAGTAATTAACACAGGTGATGGAAATTTAGCTATAGGAAAAAAAAGTATGTTGTTCTTAATGGGGACTGAAATAGACTATGTTACAAGCATAGTAGGATCAAATTTTGACATACGGAATCCGAATGCGAAATCGAGTTGCGGATGTGGAACGAGTGTAAGTTTTGATGTAAGCACGTTACCTAAAAAGGAAAAACCAGTTTTTACGCCAACCTGGTAACAAAATCATAGGAGAATAATAAATGGGTATACAAATAATCAATATAGGTGTCGAAGGAAATGACGGGACTGGTGATAGTATTAGAGAATCGTTTAGAAAAACAAATGAAAATTTTAATGAATTATTTGGATTATTAGGTGACGAAGGAAACATAATTGAATGGACGAGATTAGGAGGTACTCCAGACGAATATGAATCTAATAAGGTACTATTTAGTGGCAATATAGATATTTCGGGAGGTACTCTTCCTACATTAAGTTGGGCAGGTTTTGTAAGTGACAACTATGTTAATTCTAACGATAATGATTCTATTTTAGTTTCATATGCACCTGGCGCGATAATATTAAGAGCAACATTTAATGAATTATCTCAAGACCCATCTCCTACATTAAGTGCTGGTTTAAATGCAGCTGGATCTGGAATAGCAGGTGTTGTAATAGACGCTGACGCTGTAGGACAATTTAATGCTGCACACGGCACATCATATACTGAAGATGACTTTGTAATGACAAGAAGGTATGCTGACGACCGTTATATATCATCGGCACTTCCACAAGAAGGTGCTGAACAACCAACTGGTGTTTTACATTATACCCTTGAAATAGAAAGATATATAGACGGTGGAGCGCAAATCCTTTATCATTACAATGCAGCCCAAGAGCTACAAGAAAATGCCGGCCACGGGATAGATTCCGCATTTAACGGTTACGGATTCACATATTATGCAGAAGATGTCAAAAATCCTAATCTTATAGTAGGGCAAACTTATTATATTAGAGTGGTTAGTGATACATTACTATGGTTTTATGACGACAAAGGCAATGCCCAAACAGCCGACGAAAATATAGCAGCCAATACCCGTATAGATTTAACTCCAACTGGTGAAATCCTAATTGCCGATACTGATATTCATACAATAACTGATGCTAATTATGATTCAACTCTCTCAGGCAGATACCTCGGTAATGAATTAATTCCGAGGAAAAATTTAATTTTAAGAGAAGGAGATAAACTTGTAGGACCGTTAGATTTACATGATCACCCAGGCGACCTAGCTGGAGTTAAAAGTACAGCAGTAGATGACTACCGATCAGTTACTAAATTCTATGTAGACAATACAGCAAATCATACTTCTCCTGAAAATATCTATGTAAGCACAGGCGGTGATGATTTAATGACAAATGTTCCTGTAGGCTTAGAAGGAACGTGCGAAAAATATGCATATGCAAGTATAAATGCAGCAGCTCGTAGAGCAGAAGAACTGATGCTTGCAGCACCTGTTACTCCAGGTCCTTACATGCAAACTTTAACTCATTCAAATTACACTGCTGCAGCTACAGTTTTAAAAGCAGAAATTGATATACCATCTGATAACACTGCACGGAAACTGATTGATGAAAATATTTTGTTTTTACAAAAAGAAAGTCTTGCGTTTCTAAAAAGCACTTATCCTAATTTTACATTTGAAGATAATGATATAGAACTTTACGTAGAAGAAATTTTATCAGCTATTTCTATGGATATAAATCGTGGATCTCAATCTAATTTCCTAACAAAACGAGCAGCAAATAATTTTTATAGTTCAGTTTCTAGGCGCATTTTAATTAGGAAGCATCAAGCTGAATTTATTGGTTTGGTAAATTTTTTAAATAGATATCTTTTAGGTTCCGTTGGTCTCACAACAGGAGGTATCCTTAATAATTTAAGGTACCAAACAGTTAGCATAGCATCTATTCAAACAAAAATAATTGATGAAAATAATTTAGAAGTAGCAGTAAGTCCGGCAATCTTAACTACCGATAGTTTACATGGCTGGCCTACTGGCGCAACTATATTAATAGAGAATGCCATTGGTTTAGAATATCAAAATATTTCACAAATAAATGATAAAATCTTTTATATAAAACGTCTTACAGAAGACAATGAAATAAGCTTTGAATTATATTTAGATCAACAATTAAATACACCTTTTAATGGTTTCACTTATACAGATTATGCTGGAGGTGGTACAGTAAGTAGATTGTGGCAAACCGATGAAATGCAAACTCTAGGAATTTTGGAATACCAAATTGCAGAAATTACGTCTACATTTCCTGCTCGTATTACTACAAATGTTGCACACAATTTAAATAATTTTAGCAACGCTAACTCAGCAACTATTAGAATAACTGGTGTTCAAGAAACAAGTGATAACGGTCCGATCCTCGCCGACTTATTCAACGAAAAAGACTTTACTATATTAACTACAGAAGATCCAAATCAATTTTACCTATTCAACGATAGCGGATTTAAATTAGCAAGAGTTAGTTCTATAAGTTTTAGTTCTAACCAAATTGTAATTACAACTACCTCAGCCCATGACTTCATTGACGGTGAAGCTATTGTAATAACTGAAATTAATAGTCCTTCTGATTTAAACCAAGTACAATATTTCGCAAAGATAGATGAATCTAATTCGTTATATATAAAACTAGTAGACGATCTTGGTAATGATATCGTACCAGACCCTAGCTGGTCTTATACTGGTGGAGGTATTATAACATCATCTGCAAATGCTATTAATTCTACAAATTTTATTCATGTTGCAGATACCGGAATATTTACAAAAGAAGAAGCTGGGGCAAATGAATCTTCACTTATTGGAGTAAATAGTAGATTTGATACTTTTAGAAATATTATTAATCAAGGTTTAGGAGTATCAACTGATACAGTATATGGAAGCACCTATAAATTAGTACTCAATAATGGTACAGGTTATTACACTGATCAAACACAAGATACCAATGCAGATGCATTACCTGGGAAAGTTTTACGAGGTAAAACATCAAATGCTCTAGGAAAAATAGTTAATTTTTATAACAATGTTCAAAATGAAGCAACAGTTGCTGAATCAAATCCTACAGTTTTCCAAGTTTTCTTATTAACTCCAAAAGACTTTACGATTGGTGAAGAATTAGAATTTGGTAATTATATCAATGATAAAGAAATTACAATTAAAATAGAAACTGGAATTTACGAAGAAGATTATCCAATACGAATAATGAATAATGTATCAATTGTAGGCGATGAATTTAGACGTGTCATTATTAAACCAAAAACACAAGGAACAAGCAATATTGCTAGAATAAGCCAAAGCAAGTGGGCAACTAATTATTTCTACAGAGATAATGAATTTGACGGATTGCAAATAGCAAGAGGAGGAACAGATTTTATAAATCAAGTAGGTGAGTTGCAAGGAAAATTCGGATACCACTACTTGCAAGACCCAAGTAAACCCACCAATATTGGTGAAGATGGAGTCACAACTAATTATGGGGGTTACCAAACAAGTGCAGATATTATTGCTGCGAATAAAGATTACTTAATTGAAGAAACTAATTATTATTTAAAATCAGTTACGCCAGAAGTACCATATAACACAGAAAAATCAAGAAGAGATACAGGATATGTAATAGATGCTTTGATAGCGGATTTAAAAATAGGTGGAAATAGTAATATTTTAGAAATGCAAGGATCATTTTACGGAGGACAATTCACCGGACCAGAACAAGAATCTGCTTGTTCTGCCGCATTAAGTAACATAAAAACACTTGCTACCTCATTAGTTCAAAATATTGCTCCTACATATTTCATTCAACAACAAGCATTTACAGCAGAAACAGGAACAGAATATTTTCCAAGTAGTGGAGACCTAAGAATAATAATTGGGTCAGGTCACGGTTTAAATGTCGGAGATTATATAGAAATTTTACCTGAATCGTTAGTTTTTACCTGTGAAGCAGATAACCATACTACTCTTCATTATTATCCTGACCCTGCATCACCTGCATACAAAACCAAAATACAAATTCAAAGTTTATATGATACTACAGGAATAGTGGTAAACGTTGGAACACACAATTCAATTACTGAACCTAGTATTGTTCCTCATATTTTTAGAAAAACAGAAAGCCAAGATAATAGTATTACAGTCAAAAGATACGAAGCTGGATCTACAGTTGTAACAGACATAGAACCAGTTGATTTACGTATCACGGGCGAACCTGACGAACTTACTGCATATGCACTCAATGATCTTGAAACTAGAAGCTCTGTTATGTCTATTATAGATGTTTTAATTAATCAATTAGTTTTCGTGTTTGACCCTGACTATAATCCTCCACTAAGAAACGATGAAATGGATGTATTTTTGCTAGGTGACACAACTATTTTAAGGCAAATAACATGTAGAGGTCATGGCGGTTTTATGGCGGTTTTAGATCCTGACAATCAAATACTTACTAAATCACCATATATTCAAACAGCGAGTAGTTTTAGCAAGAGTATTAATAAACAAACTTTCGCAGGAGGCATGTTTGTTGATGCCTATGTAGGAAATTTACCTACAAAAATTACCGGTGTTGTTGCAGAAAGCAGTAAAACTATTATACTAGACGATGGAAGCAGCACACAAGGTTACTTCACTTTAGGTATTCAAAGTGATGTTGGAGAAGGTCTACGAATTAGAGAACCGCAATTACCCTGTCCATTTTATTTAGACGGTAGACGTTTCCAAATTAACGCAATTTCTGATTACAATAGTTTTGCTGGCACAGCTAAAATTTATTTAGATGCAAGCTCTAATAATAAACAAGGATTTATACCTGAGCAAATACCTAACCTGATTTATCCAATGGGCATATTCCTACAAACTGCTGGTAATAGAAGTATATTAGGCAATGATTACACCCAAGTAAATGATCTTGGTTATGGACTGCTATGTACAAATGGTGCATTTTCAGAAATGGTTTCAATGTTTACCTATTATTGTCATGTTGCATACTATGCAGCTAATGGTGCTGAGATTAGGTCACTAAACGGATCTAATGGATATGGAAATTTTGGTTTAGTGGCAGAAGGAGCTGATCCTAACGAGATTCCAGATCAAGTGGTTTTGACATATGATATGGTACAGCCATTAAAAGCGTTTACTACCTCACAAAATCCAAATGAATATGAACAAACAAGTATAACAGTGTATGACGCTAAAAGAATGCCTACTGCTGGTAGTGAATTTACTGTTGATCATGGTACAGTCACAATTGACGGTACTCAAGTAGATGTTGGTATACTTAATTACGTTGTTTCAAGTGTTACATCATTAAGTGATAGAGATGCATCTTCAACTCGATTAATTAGAATGGCAACTTCGCAAACATTCGCTGAAGGTACAAAATTACAGTTTAGTGGCGAAATTACAGGCGTAGTTGCTGCAAACCATTACAATGACAATTGGTTATCTTTAAGATCATTAAGTAGCGAAATATCAACCCTAACAACTATTGTAGGTATATTGGATGCATCTAACGTACAAATAACAACTTATGATCCTGCAATTATAATTACAGAAGTAGACACAGATGGCATTGTAGGTATTGTAAACCAAGATGATGTTGTAAATGGAGGCGTAACTGCACTAGATACTAGTAATCAAGGTAGTATACTTGTTGCAGCTGGATTCCTGGGACTACAAAATGTTTTTACTAAAACAACAGGCGATGGTTATGGACTATGCGTAGATATAGGACCAGATCAATCTATTACTATTGTTACTACAGGACAAAATTATGCAGCTAATGATGCGATTACAATTAGTTTCAATGATGGATCCAATGATCTTGAAATTACTGGCATTACAGTTGATACTGTACACGGAACATCTAAAGGTATTTACAGTAACCTAGTTTATAGATTAGACATTATTGCAGATAATACAACACCAATTGATAAATTTCCTGTCCTACAAGGAGATATACCGCATGATACATATTTAGAATATAGAGATTACACTATCTTCCAATTTTCAAATGTAAATGATAGAGCTGGTTTGGTAACTAGACCTAGCACTGCGATCAATTTAGATGAAAGCGACGACGTTACGTATAGAAGTTTGGCTTTCCAAAGTGTGGATAGTATATCTAGAGATATCTTAACCAACGATGGAACACTTGCTACTGTTGAAGTTGGGTATGACTATATTACTTTACAAACGCTTACTTTTAATTCTACAAATCCTACAAATGATTTTATAGGTGATAACTGCGGAAATACTATAGGCGACACTCGAATAGCAATTTTACCATTAGATGACGCTCAAGGTTTATATGGTCAAATTGCAAGAATAACAAAAGACACTACAAATTATTCTGCACATGGTATTATAACCGATACTACAGATCCTAATTACGTAGGAGGAATGATATTTACTCATCAAGGAAAAACCCATAGAATTATTAATTATAAAGAATTAGTTAAATTAACTCTGAGTACGCAGATTTCAGCAGTTCAAGATGATATGCTTACCCAAGCAAGCACAGGAGCTAGTGCCAAAATTGCAGCAAATTATTCATCCGAAAATATAATTTTTGTATATGATATACAAAATGAATTGACAACAGGCACTGCGACAATAGACGGTGCCACAGTTACTATATCAAATATTAATATAGGTAGGAACGCCGCGTTTATAGATATTGCACCACTAGATTCAATAGCAAACGGAATAGGATGGACAGCGACCGATTTAACAGCTTCTAGCACTTATGGAATATCTGCCCCAATGCTTTCCGACGAAGCAAGAAAATTTTATGTAGGATTACCTGCATTATCATCAGCAGAAATCACTGTTAGGATATCATTGTGTAGAGCAACTGGTCATGATTTTACACAAATAGGTACCGGAGGATTTAACACCTCAAACTATCCTAACGTAATATTAGGACCGCCCACAGAAAGTTTAGCAGATTCATACACATCAGCGCCTAATGCATTTAAAGCCCAAGTATGGGAAAGAAGAAAAGGAAGAGTATTTTGGGTAAGTACAGATCAATATGGATTTTTTAGAGTAGGAAAATTCTTCGAAGTTGATCAAGGAACTGGTGACATTACCTTCTCAGGACAAGTCGGTTTATCAAGTGCAAACTCTTTAGGATTTAAAAAAGGAGTAGTAATCGATGAGTTTTCGGCAGACGATACATTTGCAGATCTTTCTGGTAAAGCTGTACCAGTAGAAAAAGCTATCGCAGGATATATCAATCGCGTCCTAGGATATAATCCTCAGGCTTTAACTCAAATAACAGGGGCACAACGTATTGGTACAGGATTCCTTACCCTAAACGGTGTAACTCCATTGGAAGGTAACATAGATGCAAATCAATTTAGAATCACTAATGTTGGTCCTCCAACAGAACCAACTGACGCAATCACAAAAGCATATGTAGATGCTAATGTTGAAAGATTTAATTCTCTCGGAGTATTAAGAGATTTTTATGAAACACCTTTAGAAGGATCTGCAGGAGAACTCATAGTTGCTACAGGTAGATTTATAATGTATACAGAAATAGAATCAGGTGGTGGTGCATTTTCTGTAGGGCAGACTATAAAAGGAAATCAATCAGGAGCAACAGGTTTTATAGTCCACGTAGAAACTATTAACGATATACTGTTAAGTAACACAGGATCTGGTACACGTAAAATTATATATACTTTAACTAGTGCTACCAATTTTAATGCAGGTATAGATATAGTAAGCAATTGGACACCCGATGGTCAAACGCCAGAAGGAAGTTCTGCTGCAATGCTTACTAATAATATTAATGAAGACCTAGGAGGACCGTATCAAGAGTATACCCATGCATCAGTAATATCTGATAGTGATGTGAAATGGTTAATTTCAAAACCTGCAGATGGACAAGATGCGAATATTTCTAATACTAAAATAGATTTGACAATACAAAGCGAAGTTATTTTTGATAGCATGATTAATCCGGATGCTCGAATTAAACAAAGCAAACTAGATATGCAAAGTGCAACAGTTTATTCTGATACCTTCAGTAGCATAACACAGGCAGATTTAGGATTATCGGCATTTAATTCTAAAGAATTTTCAACCCTTGGAACAATCCGTTTAACAACTCCTATCACAGCGAATGAAGGTGACCCAATTACACAAGGAACGCTTGGAGCAACAGCGGAAGCAACAATTGCAAGAACAGTTACGAACAGTGATTTAATCACTATAAGATTAAATTCCGGCAATTTTATTGCAGGTACCAGCACAAATGAATTTCCTAACAACGTTGTCAAAGAAAATATTCTAGATTCTCCAGCTTCTGCTTCAGCTGTTGAAAATACAGGTTGGATAGAACTAAAAACTGCTACAAGTGATGCTGATGGTGTAACATTACCAAAACTGTCTTGGATGCAACAGTTTGAGGTAATAGGCAGAAAATCTGCTGTTGCAGGTAATGGGCATTCAACAGCAGAGCATGTAACATTCAAAGAAGTGATAAACTTAGGAGGAGGAGTTCACGACGATGATTTTGGAATATCTTACACAGCAGGACAAAATGATGTATTGTTAAGGAGTGCAGTTGGTACTTATGGTACAAAGAAATTAGCATATCTTCCTACTCAAGACACCTTTGTTGTTAGAAATCCAACACCACCGCAGACTGGGGATCCGAGAGCAGGATCAATCCAAGTAAGTTCACTTATTATTGGATCGAATGTCAATGCAGAAGTATTAGCTTTGTATGCTAATAATTCAAACCAAATAGAATTAAAATCACCTACTGGTAATAGGACAATCTTAAAAGCTGGTAGCAGTGATGCAGAAACTAGATTTACAGTAGAAATGCCTGATCAACTAAATGTAGGCGATGCAAGGTTCACGCACGGCACTGAGCGGCATTTAGTTGAGGTAAGCAGTGACATTCAATCTAACGCTAAAAACACTGCGCCAAATGCTTTAGAAGATTATACTAAGGGGTTTGTTGCTAGTAATTGGATCTACACAAAAGGTATAGAAGCAATTGACGAAGCTAACATCAGAAATAGTACCAATACTGCTACAGTTGGAAATACTGGCGGGACTGGTATGGTATTTGGTGCTCATACAGGTTTTAATGATAGTGCTTCGGATAATATCGTATTCTTTACAAACGGCGTAGCGGAGGCAAAATTAGACGGAACAGCTCTTTATGTAGATGAAGTTAGATCATTAACAGCAGATGGAAATTTTACTATCTATTACCCAAATGGGTACCCTGATGGACAGAACACTGGAAACGGAAAAGTAATAATTTATCCGGCTACAGACTTACTAAAAAACGTAACTATAGGTACTGCAGCAACAAATGCAAGTTTAAGTGTAAATGGCAATTTTACTAGCACAGGAAAAAGCACATTTTCAAAAATATTTGACGAAAGTTTAAATGAAGAATTTCTAGTTGCAGGAAGATCAAAATTTGAAAATTCAGTAGAGATTACAGCAAGTACAACTATCGGCACAATAGATGTTGAGCAAGAACTCCATGTTTATGATAAAATAAAAATTTCAAAAAAGACTGAGGGTAATAATGCTAAATTATATACCGGTGACAATATTTTAGAAATTAAGACAACAAACGATGAGTCAGATCCACAAGCAATTGCCTACGGAAGGATAGACTTATATAATGATGTAGTAGTAAAAAGGAACCTAACTGTTGATGGAAATATTAACCCAGATACTACTAATACAAGAATGATAGGTAGTGCAGATCTTAAATGGAATACTATTTATGCAACTACGTTTAATGGTACTGCATTAACTGCTCAATATGCCGACTTAGCTGAGAATTATTTAGCAGACAAAGAGTATGATGCCGGAACCGTGTTGATTTTTGGTGGTCAAAATGAAGTCACCGATACGGATATAAAATGCAATAGACGTGTAGCAGGTGTAGTATCTTCTAATCCGGCTTATTTAATGAATGCTGACTGTACAGGAGAACATGTAACACCAATAGCATTACAAGGGCGTGTACCATGTAAAGTCATCGGTATTGTAGAAAAAGGCGATTTATTAGTTTCTAGTGCAATGTCAGGCTATGCTATTGTTGATAACGATCCGCCAATAGGAACAGTCTTAGGTAAAGCAGTAGGAGAAAAAACCAACGACGGTAAGGGCGTTGTTGAAATTGTAGTAGGAAGAGTATAAGAGTATAGCTAAATATATATTAAGTATATTAGGATAAAAAAACATGGCTAACAGATTTCCATTAATTATAGACGAAAATGACAATAAAATCAAAGAAATTCCAGAGAATGATAATTTGTCATTACAAAACAATAATATCATTGGAGTGGTTAACATTACATCAGAAGGCACCATTACTGCTGAAAGTTTATATATCAACTCAGAAACTGTCAACATAAATGGAAAAAATTTTAGTAATGTAGCATTCACAGGAAAATACATAGATCTCGTAGAACGCCCTTTACTTTTTACCGGTAGTTACAATGATTTAACAGATAAACCTACACTGTTTACTGGTAGTTACAATGATTTAACAGATAAACCTGCAAATTTAAGTCAATTCAATAATGATGTTGGATTTTTAACGTTATCTGAATCACCAACACTTTCTTTAATTGGTACAACTCTTCGTATTTCAAATGGCAACAGTGTTGATTTATCTGGATTAGGAAGTAGTGGTGATGGTATAGGAGCAGTCAATGGTATTGTAAAAGCAGACGGTGCAGGTAATATATCAGCAGCCGTGGCAGGAACAGATTACAGTACATTCGACGGTGATTATAATAGTTTGACGAATAAACCAACTATACCAAATGCATTAACAGATTTAGGCATTATCGACGGAACAAATGGTCAAGTATTAACAACAGACGGTGCAGGTAATTTTAGTTTCACAACAGTTACTAGCGGTACAAGTTATACTGACAGTGATGTAGATACACATCTTAACACAAGTACAGCAGGTGTCAATGAAGTATTAAGTTGGACTGGTACAGATTATGACTGGATAGCACAAACTGGCAGTAGCGGTGTAAGTACATTTGGTATTGCTGGTAATACAGGTACACATACGTTTGATACATCAACAGAAACATTAACATTCCTTGGCACAACAGGACAAATTAATGCAAGCATAGCCGCAAATAATGTTACGCTAGAACTAGATCCGAACATCAACAGTATTACAAGTATCGCGTTCGAAGGTACTACAGACGACAATTTTGAAACAACTATTAGTGCAATAGATCCAACTGCTGATCGTACAATACAATTCCCAGATGCTAGCGGTACAGTAGCACTTACTAGTGATCTTGGAAGTAGTACAGATACACTTAGTGATGTAACTGCACGTGGTGCTGTTACTAGCGATGCTGTTACAATTAACAATACACTCACCGTAACAAGTTTAGATAGTACAGGACTTGGATTTGCAACATTACAAAGTGCAAGTGATATTAGTTTAAATGCTGTTGGTGATATCAATGCAAATAGTAGTAAAATTACAAACGTAGTAGATCCAATTGATTTACAGGATGCGGCTACTAAGAATTATGTAGATACTGCAATTAGTAACAATCTGCTAAGTTTTAATATTACTGCACCAGATAGCAGTAGATACAGCTATACTGGTAGTGGATTTATTGCTGCAACTGATAACCCTGTACTATACTTATATCGTGGATTTACATATCTTTTTATTATCAATTCACCAGGTCATCCGTTCTACTTTACCACTGACAGCGGTGATAATTTTGCTAGCGGAACATACTTTGGCGAGTATACTGATGGTGTAACTGGTTCAAGAACTGATAATGGTACGATTACATTTATGGTACCAATGAATGCTCCAGCAGACCTTTATTATTACTGTGGAAATCATTCTGCAATGAATGGTTCAATCAGGTGTAGGTAAAGGATAGGATAGGATATGAGTACTGAAGACCAAAACAGAGCCGTTGTTACACTACACAAAGGCGTAGATACAGAAGAATTTGTAAACCAGATGATGGATGCTGGATACGATTTACATGACGAAAAGCCCGGCAGTAAACGTAACTTTGACTTTGTTATGACTCAGGAACAAGCCGCCGAATTACGAAAAGATCCACGTATTATAGATGTACGTTATGGTAGTAAAATTGAAAACGGATATCATCTCATTAATGCAAGTTTAGATGAAATTACACGAGCTTATGAGAAAGGGAATACACTAGCATCTGATCAAGGCAATTGGGGACTATTAAGTTGTACTAGTGGTGCTGATCCATATGGTGGCATAAGCGGAACTGTTCCTTATAATTTTCCATATACACTAAGCGGTCAAGACATTGATGTAGTAATTCAAGATACTGGTATTCAACCAGATCACCCAGAATTTATTAGCGATGCTGACGGAGCAACAGTAAGATACCAACAAGTTGATTGGCCAAGTATCAGTGGACTGAGTGCTACATACACACAGCCAGCGCAATATCACAGAGATATTGATGGACACGGAACACACGTTGCAGGTATTGCAGTGGGTAGACGATTTGGTTGGGCTCGTAATGCCAACATCTACAGTCTAAAAATCTTAGACGATCCTGGTAATACATTTGGTACAAGTGCAAGTTTTAACATGCTAAGAGCTTGGCATAACAGTAAAAAGGCAAGTAACCCACAAGATGATAGTGTACCTATTCGTCCAACTATTGTTAACATGAGTTGGGGATATTTTGCTGTCTATGAAAATATTGTTGGTGGAGAATATCGCGGCGCATTATGGAGTGGTACTACTATGCAAGGACAGTATGGTATGATACAAGGTCAACAGTACGAAGGTGAGTGGACACATCCAATTCGTGTTGCTAGTGTTGATGCTGATATTCAAGACTGTTTAGATGATGGTATTATCATGGTTGCGGCAGCCGGAAATGGCAGTCATAAATGTGATGTGCCTGGCGGACAGGATTACGACAACTTCTGGACTAGCAGTGTATACGGCACAACATATTATCATCGTGGATCAACACCTATGGCTCAGCCAGGTGTTATCAGTGTAGGTAATATCAGTTATGTGTATGAGAGTGGGCAGGAACCGCTGTTTAACAGTAGTGAAAAGGGACCACGTGTAGATATTAGCGCACCAGGCGGTCCTATTATGAGTAGTATTGCAACAGGTAGTACAAAAGCATTGGCTAATGGAACATCAGCACACCCAGATAATGCCAGTTGGGAAATCAGTAAACTAAGTGGAACCAGTATGGCATCTCCACAAGTTGCTGGTGTACTGGCATGTTTGTTGGAGGCTAGACCACATTATACACAGGCTCAGTGTTTGCGTTGGTTACAGGAAGTTAGCGAAAGTAATAGACTGTATGATCCTACAACTGGTATTCCTAGTACAGACTATAATAATAAACGTGCATTGCAAGGTGCTGCAAACCTTTATCTAAAAACTCCTTTTGTAGGAACTCAACCTTATAACGTAAGCTAAGAGGTAACATGCTCAAAATAGGCACACAATTAGCAAGGATAAATACAAAAAGTAATTTAGGATTTTGCATATGGCGACAAGATATCCATTTGTAGGTATGGTAATGCCAGGATTTACAGTTTATCTGGGGGCGGAAATAAATCATTGTTCAGTCCATTTGGTAGACAGCCATCAACTATTAAAGAGAACAAATGTAAGTTTTACTGGAAATTTAACAACTTAAGGAAAATTATGGCACTTAATACAATCAACGTAGGATACTTAGCCAATGATGGCACAGGCGACGATCTAAGAGAAGCATTTATCAAAGTCAATAATAACTTCGACTACCTAGACAATAGGATAGTAAGCACTACTACTGGCATAGAAAACATAGGAAGTGGGGAAGGAATTTACGCCTATCAAGACGATGGAAATTATAAATTCAAAAGTTTAAATGCAGGCTCTGGAATTACAATTACATCTTCAGCAAATACTATTACACTTGCAAGCAGCAGTGGTATAGAAAGATTAATTTTTGTAGCAGATGCTGGTTCTATATTGCAAGGTAACAGCACAGGACATATCAAGCTCTACGGCGAAAATAATGTAACCACCCGGACTGATCAAGAAGAAGCAAACACAATAAGAATTGGATTGTCAGGAGATAATCTTGTTGCTCTTGATCCTAATCCTAGATTAAGCGGACAGCTAAACGCAAATAGTCAAAATATTGTTGCAGCTAACGAAATAACTGCCAATACATTCACAGGTAATTTAACAGGACTAGTACACGGCATAGACATTAGACAAATAAACAATGTTATTGACAGCTTTGATTTTGGCACTATCATACAAAATGCACAAAATATATTGGAATTTTTACTTTTTTCTTCTGACATAAATTTTGGTCCTTTTTTAGGTACAGCTGGATCTCCTGTTGTAGACATTACCATAGATGGCGGACCAATAGCATGAAGATATTTTGGCAAATTTCAAATTTATTTAGACTTGCAGTAATTGAAGAGGGAATTTATACAGAAATTTTACTTCCATTACAAGATCTAGGCATCCCATTTGAAGAATCTAATATCAGAATTAGTATTTTAAATGGTAGCATTCCAAAAGGAATGCGATTGGAAAATAATAAAATTCTTGGTACTCCTTTTGAAGTAGAAATAGATACGAGTTGTAAGTTTTTACTAAGGGCTGAAAGATTCGGAATTGTCGATGATAGAGAATTTGAAATTGTCATAAGAGGAGATGACGATCCGGTTTGGATTACGCCTAGTGGTACATTAGATGTAGGCCCAAATAATACATATTTTATTATAGATAGTTCTTTTGTTGATTATCAATTAGAAGGGTTTGATCCAGATACAATATCTGGAGACATACTTACATACTCTATAGATGAAAATGACGGACAACTGCCTCCAGGAATTGAACTTTCAGAATCAGGAAGATTATTTGGGGTTGTTGAACCGATCTTGGCTATTGAAAAATCTCAACAATCTGGTCACTTTGACACTCATTTATATGGCACATATCCATATGATTTTTACACAAAATCTAATAATGGATTTGATAGTTATTATTATGATGTAGAAACTTTTGATTTAAGTTTACCAACAGGATCTCCAAAAAAACTTAATAGACATTACGAATTTAGGGTAGGTATTACAGACGGCATCACAGTTGTAAAAAGAAATTTTACAATATTTGTAGTCGGCGATGATTATTTTAGAGCAGATAATACTGTAATGACTGCAGCCACAGGAGTGTATAGAGCTGATAATACTTTCTTAAGGACTCCTCGATGGCTTACTCCTAGTGATTTAGGCGTAAGGAGAGCAAATAATTATATAACATTAATCCTCGACACTATTGATACAAATTTAATTTTAGGAACAACTTATTATACATTATTAGAAACAAATCCGGACGGATCTCCTAGTATTCTACCACCGGGGACTAACTTAGATGCCAGTAATGGTGAGATTGCAGGTCGTGTCCCATATCAACCTGCAATTTCAAAAACTTATAGGTTTACGATTAGAGCGACCAGATTGATTCCTAATTACTCTGCATCTAGTAATAGCGATAAAACCTTTACACTGAAAATTTTAGGAGAAGTTGAAAGCTTTTTGAATTTTACCACAGAATCAAATTTAGGAAGAGTAAGCAGTAATTACGCTAGTGAGCTGTCAATCCAAGCTACATCTACAGTGCCTGGCGCTACCTTATTATTTACCTTAACAGGAGGAAGACTACCTCCTGGATTAACAATGCTCTACACTGGAGAAATAATAGGTAAAATTAATAGCTACGGAAATAATATTACACCAGGTTTAACAATTTTTACTGATACAGACAATAACGCCAAGCAAATATTAACTTTTGATAATAACACAACTACTATAGACAGAAAATTTATTTTTAAAGTAAGAGTTCAAGACCATTATGGATTTAGTGCTATAACAAAAGAATTTTATATTTCTGTTGAAGATCCAAAAGATAAATTTTTTAGTAATTTATATGTGGCTCCAATGCTGCCAGAAAACAAAAGATTAGAATACTTTGACTTCATTAGCCAAAACGAACTCATTCCTACAAATTTTATTTATAGACCTAATGATCCAAATTTTGGTGTACAAAAGAAAATGAAGATGCTTATCTATGCAGGAATCGAAACTCGACTAGTAAGCGATTACGCAATAGCTTTTGCTAAAAATCATAAGAGAAAAAAATTTAAATTTGGAAAAATAGACTTTGCTATTGCAAAACGTCCTGGAACAAATGACATCATATATGAAATTATTTACATTAACATAATTGATCCAGCAGACAAGATAGATGCTACAACAAGAGAAAAATTTACAATTAATACAAAAAAATTATTAACAGTTGACGTTGCACACTATGATGTCGAACCCGACAACAAAGAAAATGAATTTCCAGCAGGAACTTACGTGCTGCAAAGAAACGGAAATATAGTTACGCATTTCTTTACACCAAATTTTGATATCTCTATTAGAGAAAACGATGTCGTCAATGCGTCAATATCACAGATACCCATTATTCCTAGAGTAGGTCCTGAATTAACTTTACAGTCTACCATACAAGCAACACCTGCTCCATTTAGATTTAGACCTAATAATCCTAATCCTGTTACAATCGACAGCAATGCATTAAAAATAGATTCTAAAACTCAATATGAAAAATATTTAAGCAATCTTACTAACATGAGAAATAAGATAAAAAATTTAGGAGAAACAGAAATTGAATATTTGCCTTTGTGGATGCGTTCTTCTCAACAAGGTCAGGTAGATTACATTGGGTACAAACCTGTTGTTCCAATATGTTATTGTAAACCTGGATATAGTGAAAGAATAATTGCAAATATCAAAAACAGTGGATTTGATTTTACAAATTTTAATTTTGACATTGATAGATATATAATTGACAGCACAACAGGAATAAGTCAGGAACAGTATCTACTTTTTAACAACTACGAATATAATTTATAAATAATGAAACGGAGAAATAAATGGCAAGCAATATAAACAGTATAGGTATAGACGAATTTTTTCCAATTGCAGGACAAGACAATGATAGCCAAGGTTTTAGAGATAATTTTAATATTATAAAAAATAGTTTATCTACAGCAAAAACAGAAATTACAAGTTTGCAAGATAATAGTGCAGATACTACACAAACGAATAATTTTAATAATAATGTTATTATGAATGCAAATTTGCTATCTACTACTGAATTTGTATACACTGTGCAGAATGCTACAGAGCAAACAAATATATATTGGAATAACGGAAATTATCAAGTTATTCAAGCAGGAAATGATATTTTAATTACACTTAGCGGATGGCCTACAGATATATACGGTAACGACGGTATTGATCGATTAGCTAAATTACGTTTAGCTATTTCAGGTGACGGTAATGCAAGAACAATTACTTTTAACGATGCTAGTGGCAGAAGCATTAGGGTTCCATCAACTTGGCCAACTCCATTCCAAGTAACAAATACCGATAGGCCAAAAATAGTAGATTTTTGGACAACAGATGCATTAGTGCTTTATGCCGACTATGTAGGAGAATTTGGAACCTAAAATGATATTATCAGAATTTGATAAAAATTTTAAAGATATTACAGAAAAAGAAATATTAGAAAAATTAGTAGATGTAAATAAAAAATATTTCTTAACCAATAATCCGCAAGTAAAACATCAACTGGAACTAATTAAGTTTGAATTAGAAGAAAGATATGAGTTTTTAAAAAAACAACAAAATGAATTTGACAATTTAATCAAAATAGTTTAAAATTAAGTATGGATTTTTCATTAAACAACATTCCAGTACTAAATGATGATGATTTAATTCATTACTTGTATACTGATCCTGCAATAAATTTAAATAATTTGTTTTGCAAACAATCTACTAACCTCTTAAAATTTAACAAGAATTGTGATAAGTTTGGTTTCTCTCCTTTAAACATTACTACTTTTGAGTGTGTAAATAAAATTAAAGACGAGGAGTTTTATAAAAACATATTAATTCCGGATGAGTATAAAAATATAAATATTGAAAAAGTTATATTAGATAAATGCACTACGATTGATGAATTAGAAAGAGCAAAAAAAGAAATTAAATTATTTAAAGAATATAACTTATTAAACATATTAAAATTTATTATTTTTTTAGTAGATAAAATGCGAGAAAATAAGATTGTATGGGGTGTCGGAAGAGGATCTAGTGTAGCAAGTTTCGTGTTATATCTTATAGGTTTAAATAAAATTAATCCTATGCGTTATCATATAGAGTATACAGAATTTTTTAGAAAGGAAAACAATGAATAAAAATATGAAAAAAATGCATTACACAATGCGTGGTAAACCATTTAATATGGATCAACTGAGACAAAAAAATGAATTAACAATTGCAGTTGGTAATATGCCTGTAAATGCACGTGGAGACATAGTAGGTAAAGGCGGACAAATTATCAAAACTAAAGAATCTGTTAATGAAGAATATTACAGTAATCTTACAACATTACCAGACGAAACTGTAAATACAAAAAATAATCTTCCAGCCCAAGTTGCAACAGAAAGTACAGAGAAAACAGTAGTAAAAAAAACAAGCAAAAAAGAAAAATGGGTCGAGGACGATAACGGAAATTTTGTGTTGAACAGTAATGCTTAAGAATTTTAAAAGATTTTATTTTATAAAATTAACAAAAAACTTTAGCATAGAACTAGATTTCCTAAAAAATTTTGCATCATTAAATTGGTTTCCAATTCTTAACCATAATTTTGACGTAAAATTAAAAGGCTCACACAAGGGGATCTATTGGTCTTTTTATTTAATTGGCTTCAAAATTTTTGAAGTAAATATTTATGATAACCGACATGATGAAAAAGTATACGACCCAATTATAGATTATTAAGGAAAAATGTACAAATCAATTAAAACAAGTTTAATGCCAATACGAGATAAAGTAATAGTTACAGACATGCATTTTGGAGAACAACGTACAGCTAGCGGAATAATAATCCGCGACGATGACGGGACAGCACATGGAGTTCATCCCAGATGGGGTCGTGTTTGGGCTAAAGGACATGAGAATGAAGAAGAATTTAAAGTAGGAGATTGGATTTTGATATCGCACGGTAGATGGACTCATGGAATAAAATTAGAACTAGACGATAAAGAAATAATTATTAGAATGGTTGATAATGATGATATCTTAGCATATAGTGAAACACGCCCAACTGATGTAATAATAGGAACAGAATGAGTCAAATTGATTTAAACAAATACAAAGAATTTGTATCAGCAGTTACGTCAGCAGAAAGTAACGATACAAACGCTATGACAAAACGATTAAACAAAATTGAAACTGAAACTAACGTAAATATGGCACTACTTTTAACAGGTGCTATTGGAC